ATTAGAGCCGGTAATATAAGAAATACAACTGGAACGACAGTTGGAACAGACCTAGCCAATGTCGGTTACGTTGTAATGTGTCAACAGCATATACTAGACTTAACAGGTGGAGCGGTTGCTGCTGAATTAACTACTATAGTTATTCCTGCTAACTCTAAAATTGTAAATATAATTATAGATCTGGAAGCTGCTGCTGATATAACAACAAATATTAGTGTTGGAGACACAGTTGGCGGAGCTACATCGTACATTAATGCTGTTGCATCTGGCACCACTGTAGGAATTAAACCTCTAGGAATATCTGGTGGCGGAACTCTTGCATGGAAGAACACAGGCACTTCGGATGAAAGACTGACAGCGACTGGTAGTGCAGCCACAGGGACCGGATCATGTGTTATTACGGTTATGTATGCTCAGGCTTTTAACACTGTTCTTCAACCATAATCGGAGGTTTAAATGGCTGGATCAGACATAAGGACTAAAAGAGCTAGTTCTCTTACAGGAAACCAAAGCATTGGTCGATGCAGGCTGAGACAGCTATATGTAACGGCTGCAGGCGGTGCGGGACGATTGACGTTAAAGGACGGTACGGGCGGGGAAGATCGATTAGATATCGATTTTACTACGGGTTCTACCTATGACGTTTACATTCCAGACGAGGGTATTTTGTTTACGGATGATGTTCATATTCATGCAGCAACAACAGCCAACGTTACTGGCATAACTTTTATGTGGTCATAAACTAAAGTGGAGAGGGAAACCTCTCCACCTATTAAGGTTAAAAGATGTGATAAGTAGAGGTCAAGGGGTAACTAAATGACATCATCAGGATCCAGAGATTTCAACTTAGATGTTGGAGAGGTAGTTGAGGAAGCTTACGAAAGGTGTGGGCTAGAAGTCCGTACAGGGTATGATGCTAAGACGGCTCGTAGATCTTTGAACTTGATGTTTGCTGAGTGGGCTAACAGGGGTTTAAACCTCTGGACAGTTAAACAAGGCACCAAGACTTTGACTCAAGGTCAAGCCACAGAGACGTTAACGGATGATGTTGTTGATTTACTTGATGTTACTTTAAGACGTTCTGGTACTGACTTTGCAATGCAAAGAATTAGCCGTGGAGATTATTCTTCTATACCAAACAAGACGGATCAAGGGCGACCAAGCCAGTTCTTTTTTAACCGGCAAATAGATCCAATTATAAATTTGTGGTCGGTTCCTGACAATTCTACTGATCAACTCATATATTATTATGTTAGAAGGATAGAGGATGCAGACGCTCTGGTTAATACAGCGGACATGCCTTTCAGGTTCTTTCCTTGTATGGTTGCGGGACTAGCGTATTACATGTCAATGAAGCGCGCACCAGATAGATTACAAATGCTAAAGACAATATACGAAGAAGAATTTCAACGTGCAGCGGATGAGGATCAAGGTCGAACGCCTCTACGACTACAACCTAATCTGAGTTACTTGAGGATCTAATGACATACGCTTCAGGAAAAAATGCTTGGGGAATTTCGGACAGGTCGGGACGAAGATACCGACTTAGAACGATGAAGCAGGAATGGACAGGATCTCTAGTAGGGCCGGACGAATATGAGTCTAAACAACCGCAGCTTAGTCCTCCTCAACCTTTTCCAGATCCGCAAGCTTTAAGGAACCCCAGACCAGACAGAGTGGAACCTCCTGTGGAAGTTATATTACGAGTAAACCCGTTTTTAACAGCGGGAGTTGGTTCCAATGTTTTAACTGTTATTCAGCCAGGGCATAGCAGAAAGACGGGAGATATAGTTAGGTTTAGAGATTCTCAACCTTTTCAAAGTTTCACCGCAGCTGCTCTTAATTTAGCTGCAGGATATTCTATAACAGTAACAACAGACAGTCAGTACACCATCGCTGTTAGCTCGCAGACAGCTACAGAAGCAAACTCAATGGGCGGGGGCGGTTTTGTGTCTGCCGGGCCTGTTACCGTGGAGGCTTAAATGAGTTACACTAGAACAACACTAAGACAAGCAATTAAAGATTACACGGAAAACGATGAAGCTTCTTTTGTAAATAACTTAGATAACTTCATAAGAGCTTCAGAAGACAGAATACAAAAGAATGTTCAGCTAAGTCTCTTTAGAAAAAACGTGACGGCAAACACTACTGCAAGCAATCAGTTCCTTTCTATGCCTACAGATTTTCTTGCTCCGTTTTCTTTAAGCTTGATGACTCCTTTAAACCCCGGCGGGATTAAATTTTTCTTAGAGTTTAAAGACACTAGTTTTATTCAGACATATACTCCTAATTCAACTACTGTTGGTTCTCCTAGATACTACGCTACATTTGATGTGAGTAATTTTATTTTAGCACCTACTCCAAACGCTGCGTTTGAAGCGCAGTTGCATTATTTTTATAGACCTGTAAGCCTAACAGCAAGCACGATAATTCTTTTTGTTAATCCTACATCTGCTAGTTTTGTTGTAGGGGACTCTATTACTGGCCAGACTAGCGGTGTTACGGGCAAAGTTGATTCGGTTACGGCTATTACTACTGGTGGCGAAACTTATAACCAGCTTACTGTTTCTAATTTCTCTGGCTTGTTTACGTTTGGAGAAAATGTTTCAGCGGTTTCTACCGTCAATGGGGGTTCAGGAGCTACTGGGCCTTTGTTGAACCTTACAGCGGGAGGAACAAGTTATTTATGGCAAAGTGCCGATACAACTACTTCTTGGTTAAGTATAAATGCATCAACAACTCTTTTATATGGTGCTTTGATAGAAGCTTATATATACATGAAGGGTGAGAACGATGTTCTTACAATGTTTAACCAACGTTTTAATGAAGCTCTTGTAGGAGTTAAGATGCTTGGAGAAGCGCAAGCGACGACGGATGAATACAGAACAGGTCAAGTAATTAGAGAGAGGACATAATGTTTGCTATACCTCAAAATGAAGTGCTAGTTGATGTGAAGACTACAAATCACCGAGGGTTCACACCTGAAGAACTGGCCGAGCAATGTACAGGTAAAATTGTTTCAATCTCTGATACCGCTCATCCTGCAATTCGGGATCAAGCCCGTGCTTTCTCAGAGCACATCGAAAAAGTTGTTGCGGATTATATGCGACAGGCTATTCGCAGTGACCGCACAACAGTGTGGAATGCTCTTAACGATTCGGGAAATCCGGATTTAGCTGAACTTATAAGGAGACTTTAATATGGCATTTACAGGAAACTTTATGTCTACATCTTTCAAGGTAGAACTCTTGAAAGGTTTTCACGATTTTACTAACGGTAACGATGAGTTTTGTATTGCGTTATATACAAGCAGCGCAAGTTTCACTGCTTCCACAACCACTGCTATATTTGGCGCAGGGAATGATGAGGTTGCGACGAGCGGTAGTTACACTTCTGGAGGTCCTCCAGGGGCTACTTCAACGAACAAACTAACAAATGTAACTCCGAGCTCCACAGGAACAATTGCCTTTACTGATTTTAGCAATATAACTTTTACTAGTGCTACCATTACGGCTCGAGGTTGTTTGATATATAACTCACAAGCCAATGGCGGGACGAACACTGCTAATAACGTATTGGTGCTAGACTTCACTTCTGATAAAACATCTACTGCGGGAGATTTTGAAATTATCTTTCCTACTCCTGATTCGTCGAATGCTATAATCAGGATTTCTTAAATGGCTACGTTGAGGAATAGAGTTAAAGTCTTTACCTCAACTACGGGTACGGGAACGATAACGTTGGGCACAGTAGTGGCGGGTTTTATGACGTTTGCCAATGCAGGAGTTCCTAGCACTTCAACTGTCCGATATCTTATTGAACAAGGAACCGACTTTGAAATAGGTTTGGGCGTTTATACAGCTTCTGGCACAACGTTGTCGAGAGGTGTTCAACAGAGTAAAATTGGTGCTTCTGTCGGTACAACTCCTCTTACTCTAGATGGTTCGGCTATTGTTATGATTACTGCTACTAATAATGATTTTGCTCTACAGACAGCATTAACGATGATTTATGGAATGTAAAGAATGGCAGAAGGAGATTTAAATGGGCAATCCAAATATAGCGACAGCTACATCTATCTTAGGAGGGACAGCTTATGGACTTCTAGACACTGGTGGTCTAGTTGAAGTTCTTGAAAACGCAGCTAGTTCAAACCTAGTACTAAAAATAAACACTTTAATAATTTCAAACTATGATGGAAGTAACGCTGCAGATATCTCAGCATCTATATCAGATGCAAGTGGAGGTAGTGATAGGTTTTTTGCTTATCTAATAACTGTTCCTGCCAAGTCCAACCTTGTGCTTATTTCTAAAGATATAGGTTTTTACTTACTAGAAAACAAAGCTATAAACCTACATGCTTCTGCAGCGAATGATTTAAACTATTTTCTTAGTTATGAAACAATTTCTTAGGAGGTTTTAATGTCTAATGGTTACAGACAAAACGGAGGCGTTATTGGAACACAAAATTCTTTTTCGGCCATTGCAGCGGGAGTTTGGGGCGTAAAAGAGAATTTTATTAATAGAGCTCCACTTCCTGGGGAGGTAGCTGGTGAGTATCAATATACTACCGTAGGGTCGCACACTTTTACGGTCCCTACTGGAAGGTATTCTATCACTATTCTTGTTATCAGTGGTGGCGGGGGCGGGATGTACTTCGTTAATCCAAGCTCCAACGTCAGCTATAGAATGAATGGGGGAGGAGGAGGAGCTTTAGCTTGGAAAAACAATGTATCTGTTGTCCCTGGTGATGCGTACACTGTTATCGTTGGTGGAGGAGGATCTCAGGGAGCGTATTCCGCTGGTTCTACGGCTGGAGGTACGAGTTCAGTGACGGGTACAGGAATTACTATGTCTTGCACTGGTGGTGGTCCTGGTCGATATAACGCAACTGTCGAGCCCGGAATTGCTTCTGGTGGTGACACTGGAGGAAATCAAAGGGGAGGGCAGTCAGTTGGGGGAGTCTATTCTTCTGGTTATGGTAGCGGTGGTGGCGGTGGTGGTCCTGGCTACTCAGGATCAAGT